TAGGAATATTGGTAATTAATTAGTTCAACATCATCTCTTTTTTTGATTTGAGAAATCATGTCATGTACTTTTGGAAAAGATGGAAAAGTATCTATAAATTTAAAATTAACAAAGCTACCATAAGGATTGTTGCTTGTTTCTAATTGTAATTCTAAATCAGTTATTACAGCATCTACTTTTATTTTGTCCATTAGGACATATTATAGATTTTTATGATTGAATGAAATTATTTTCTTTTAAATATATCTGCACCTTTTAAGCCATAGATCGCAGAACAGATACCAATAAACAATGCTTGATACCATAAAGGTAATTGATCGAAGTATTGAAAAAATAAATCAACTTTATCTTTTACTGATGGGTCATCAGAAAAAACAGAGTACACCAATATAATGAAAGGAATAGATACGAGAAAAAGGACAATTTCATCTTTAATGCCTTTATCATTACTCGTAATAACTTTCTCTTGATATTCAATTTCGCCTCGTGCCATTTTTTCGTAATGAAGTCTTTGTGCTTGTGATTCTAGCATTTTAGATTCTCTACGATTTTGATAAATCTTTGCACCGACTTTTAAACCAGATGTTAATAAATTCAACCACATTTTAATTCCTTTGCTAATTCGCAGTAGTGAATTATTTTATCATATTTTTCTTTTAGGTTCTCGCCTTTTTTATTTCTAACAGCATATTTCACTATGTTGCCATCTATAAAGTCTAAATTATGCGATATAATCAATTCTATAGGCTGTATTTTACCCTTGTAATGGTTACCACCTATTTGCTTGTCAATGGCTCTCTGCGTGGCTCTGTGTGGCTTTAAACTAGACGATTTTACCAATCCAATCTCCTTTTTTGTCTAAAACCATAGGAAGTAGTCTAGGTATGCCATCTAGTATGATTCCACAGCCTAATATAAATCTAGTCTTAAAATTCTTAGCATAAGCAAAAGCCATAGACTTCTGATTAATAAGGCAACCTACGTTCATTCCAAAAAATAGATTATCAGGATTAGCCCACCAAGATATTACGAACTTTGTATGATAATGACCCTGAACACAACTCATTCCCATAGCTTGACTTGTTTTAAGTACATCAGCACTTCTACCATGAGTAAAGAAACATCTCTGACCATTAGACATTGTTAAGGTTAAATCATCTATCCACTTCCATTTTTTAGTACCTAAGAAGTCTCCATAATCTCTTAAAAATTCTTTGCTCATTCCAAACTTTAATGCTCGTCTATAAACTAAGCTAGAATGGTTTGAATCAACTTCTGTAACTACTGGAAATATATCTTCTAATTCTTTTACATATTTTCTGGCTTCTTTTAATTCATAACCAGCAGAGAATAAATCAGGATTATGTTCGTGCATACTAATCGCATGAAAGTCTAAACTATCTCCAATATTAATTATGGTATCAGGTTTAAATTCTTTTTTAATTTCTTTTAAAAATTTGATTGAATCTTTATGATGATATGGAATGTGCATATCAGAAATAACTAAGATTCTTTTATGATTCATACAATTAATGCTTGTACAGTTATTTAGATAAAAAGTAAAGCACTTGGGCTATAAACAATAAAGCTACAGCACCGACTCCATACATAATTAAATTGGTTAAACTATCAAATTTGTTATCTAATTTTTTATTTATTTCATTAATATCATCTTGCATATGGGAGAGATGATTATTTTGAATTGTGTGAATAGATTTTTTTAATCCTGTTATATGACCATAGAGAGCAACGATATGTTCGCCAGTTGTTCTAGGTCTCTTAGCCATTAGCTTTGAACCACTTTCTCAAGTATTAATTCAAATCCACCAGATATAGAACTTGTTGCTGAAGATTTTGCTCTCATTTCAATATCTGTTTTAGCTCGTATAATTTCTGGTACATGAAAATTTTTTTCAGTAAATCCACCTCTTGTAGTTACAAATGATCTAGTATTCCAAGAGTTTCCATTATCAAGTTCTTTAATTCTAAATTTAATTTCATTTTCTAAATCTTTTGAACTACCTACATCTAATTGAACTAAATAAGCCTGAAAAAATCTTGGAACTGTATAAACAGCCATTAATGTTTGACCATATGTGGGTTGGATTTGTGCTACAGTTGTTGATGATACAGTTATTGTAATTGTACCAACATTTGTATCTCCTGTATTAGCATTAATCATTCTTGCTCTGAATACTCTTATAAAAGAAGTTGTTGATGCAGAACCACCTATTGTGATTGTTTCTGTTGCTAGATCGTAATTAGAATCTAATCCTACAATTTCTACTGTTCCATTATTATCTGAGCCTGTATTAGATGAAGTTGCAGTTGCAGTACTAGGAGAAGTTATAAAAGTATAATCTCCCCCACCGTCCCAGATTGTTTCAAATGATGAGCCTACTGAACCGTTATATCCAAATTTTTGTATGGCTTGGAAATTATTTACATCTCCTCTTTGTACGGATAAGCCAAATGGTATATTATAAACATCACTAATCATTTTTTCTTCTTTTTCTTGTTCATCATTTTAGATTTTTTAGGTGGTCTTCCTTTTTTTGAACCATAAGTTCCTTTTCCCATTGACATAATCTTTCTCCTATTAGTTAATTAATTTACCACCTGACCATTTAGCATCAGGTAATCCATTTTTATAGCTTTTACCATCAAATGTCAAAACTTGCTTTCTATTTGAACCCTCATTATAACTGACATGAATCCAACCAGAATTTTCTTCATCTTCTTTCCAGTATTCTAAAATTAATTGATCGAAGTCGCAGTTATTTTGAATCCATAAAGCTACTTGTAAATTACTAATACCAGATATTTCAAAATCACAGGCTTGACCCTTTGTGTGTTGTGAAGTTTTTTTACTACCAATAGCTTCGCATAATTCCTCACTTCGATAGCCAGAAGTTATTGTAATAGGTTTATCGAACTTTGCTCTTGTTGGCTCAAGAACTTCATAACATAAATCAGTTAGATTTTTTATTTCTCCTGAACCAGCTTTATTGTTTATTGCTTTTCTTGTAGCAGTTTGAGATTTTTCAAACTCTGCTAAAGTGAAATGCTTTGATAATTGCATTTAAACCTCTTATGGTTTAGTTGGAAATTCTACTGCTTGTACTTGTTCTACTGTTGTAAGATTTTCTGTAATATCTCTTAATGCTTGTCTATAAGTTTCCCAATTAGATTTATCTGTTATTGGAGAATCTGACATCATAACCCAATCACAAGACTTTAACATAGCATCTCGTCTTTGTCTTAAATCTGCCATAGCACGATCAAATGCACCATTGTTCCAAGCCTGTTCTTCAGCTTGTCTTTGTGCAATTTCTTCTGCTGTTAAATCTACTTTTATTCCATTTACTAATTTGTGCATAATGTTCTCCTTATAAATTAATTTACTCCGAATAGCAATATCTGACCAGCATCTATGTTTCCACTAGACATTTGGAACTTGATAGCATTTATTGGCGAAGTTGTGTTTCCATACCCTGCTACATGAGTATTGTGAGATGCATCATAAGAATAAGCATTTACCATTCTTGCCATAAAATGCTTAACAAATGTAGTAGATGAGGGATTGAAAAGATTTAAATAACCAGATATTTGTTGGTCATTGTCAGCACCTACTCCATAATCTAATGTTTGATATGCTGTACTTTGTGCTAAATCATGTGAAGTTCCATATTGCAAATCTGTAGCTACATCATTTTCAAAATGATAATCAACAAAAAATGTAGTTGTCTTTGTAACATTGTAATTACTTCCACCATCTGTACTCATATTAAATTGAAAAGTAGTATCATCTGTTGCTGGGTGTATATTCACAAAATAAAAAACATATTCCTTATATGTGCTATCAATACCAGATGTGAACTCTATACTAGCACTAGAACTAGCAGTAGCAGTTGAGATATGAGTTAAGCTACCCAATTGACTTATAGAACCAAATTGAGTTACATCTTTTACTGCTCTGTCGTTTAGCTTAATTAACATTAATCTCCTTTTATTCCATATAATTTTATTGTGCCAGAATCTATGTTGCCTGATGACATGACGAACTTAACGGCATCAACTGTACTGGTGGTGTTTCCATATCCAGCAGTAAATGATTCTATTGACCAATTATTACTATAGTAAGTGTTTGTTGTAGCAATAAAGTGCTTTACATAAGTACCAGAACTAGGTGAAAATAAATACATACTACCACTTGCACTTTCATCATTTCCATTTCCAATACCATTGGTTATAATTTGGTTTCCAGTGCTTTGTGCTAAATCAAATGAAGTTGAATATCCAAGTGCAGTAGTTGTATCTGCTTCATCATGATATGAAAAAATATGTGTAGTTGTTTTTGTAACATTATAATTGCTACCTGTGTCTGTGCTTAAATTAAATTCAAAAGTAGCATTATCAGTAGCTGGGTGCATATTAATAAACTCAAACTTATAAATAGGATAGGTGCTATCTATTCCACTTGTAAATGATATTGAAGCACTACCACTTGCAGTTTGAGAAGATATTAAAGTCATCTTACCTTGTGGTAAATTAACAGAAGTTACATTAGATATTGAATTGTTGTTGTGCTTAACTAACATTATGAAACTCCATACATTTTGATTATGCCATCATCTATGTTGCCAGATGTCATTTGAAATTTTAAATTTGTGATAGCTGATGTTGTATTAAAATATCCAGCAGTGAACATATCATTATTAGAATCATTAGCATGATAAACATGCATTCTACTTGTAAAATGTTTAACAAATGTTGTGTTGCTTGGATTGTATAAATTTAATTGTCCTGAACAACTTTGGTCATTGTCAGTTCCTAAAGAGTGTGAAAATAATTGAAATCCTGTGCCTTGTGCTTGGTCAAAACTCGTATTGTATGAAAGTCCTGTAAATGCATCAGCTTCATCATGAAATGCTTGAAAAAATGTTGTAGTCATAGTTATATTATAATTACTACCACCATCTGTGCTTCCTTGAAATGTTAAATCTGTGTCATTTGTACTTGCATGAATATCTATAAACTTAAACACATAGGAATCATAAGTTCCATCTATACTAAATTCTAAAGATGCACTTGAACTTGCTGTTTGGGTAGAGATAAGATTTAATGCACCACCAGATATGCCAGAGGGTAAGCTAGTGATTGCACTTAATGAATTATTTACTGCGAACTTTAAAGCCATAGCAAATCTCCGATTTGATATTTTGTTTTTCGGTAGGAAAACACCATAGGGTTATACTCCTATCAATGCTTTTACTTCTTCTTCAGTTAAACCTAAGTCTAAAAGTTTTTGTTTGCCAGATGCTTTTTTATTTATTGCATCTTGCTTTTCTTGTTCTATTTCAGCTTCAA